TGATTGGGTGAAGACATCCAAACTGTCTGACATTTGGAAGACTTTTAGAGGTGGAGGTGCCTCATGATCGAATTCTTATTTCAATTTATCGCTGTTTTGGCCTATCTGATTTGCGGTATCCGCATTGCTTGTTATAGCCCTAAAGAAACCGCTTTCCATCGTGGTTACTCATGGCTGGCAACATTGCTTATTGCCTCTTTTCTTGGGCAGTCGGTTCACATTCTCTTCTTTAAAGATCCCGTCACCCTATGGGATGCCATCTTTGCACTGCTTCTTGCTGTCATCGTGCTTCGCAGCAGAGGAAATGTGGCCAAACTAATTTGGAGTCCATCATGAAGCTACTTAAATTTGGAGCTAAGGGTTCAGCCGTTTCTGAGCTACAGCAACTTCTGATTAAAAATGGCATGAAAGGTAAAAATAATAAACCTCTATCTATCGATGGCCACTTTGGTGAAAGTACTGAATATGCCGTGATTCAATTCCAGAAGAAGATGGACATTAAAGTGGATGGCATTGTCGGGAATACCACATTGAATGCCCTCAAAGGTCTGGACCTATCTAAACATCTAAAAGATGCGGACTTAACGATTGGTGCAAAACGGCTTGATGTCCCTGAAATTGTGATTCGTGCGATTGCCGAAGTTGAAACACAAGGCGAAGGGTATTTGCCTGATGGTCGACCGAAGATTCTGTTTGAACGTCACCGTATGTATTTCTACCTCAGCCAGAAACGTGGCAAAGCTTTTGCAGACAAAATGATGAGCCAATATCCCAATGTGATAAATACCCAAACAGGTGGGTACCACGGCAATGCTGCCGAATACACACGGTTAGCTTTAGCAAAGCAAATTGATGAAGACTCTGCTCTGATGTCGGCTTCATGGGGGCGCTTTCAATTGATGGGCGAAAACTGGAAAGACCTCGGTTATTCCTCTGTTCAGGAATTTGTAGAGCAGCATTATCAAAGTGAAAGCCTACAGTTTGAAGCCTTTCTCCGCTTTTGTGAATTTAAGTCGGGAACGGTCGCTGGGAAAAAATGGACTTTGCTAGAAGCATTACGCCAAGAGAATTGGGATGCAGTCTTTAGCTTATATAACGGTCGCAACTATAAAAAGCTGGGCTATGACAGCAAGTTCCTTCGAGTGATGAATCGCCTCGATCCAAACTACCAGAGAAAAACTGCATGAAAAAGCCGATTAGTCTGCGCGAACATTTGGTGAGTCATCTGAAGTTCCTCCAGGACAACCCAGATAAGCTCAGCATGCATATTGAAAGCGGTCGTTATCGTACTACGCTTGCAAATGGCTACGGCATGGAAAGTATTTCACCTGTGAAGTTTGTCATTCAAGACTTTACAGGTGATGCTGACCTGATTGCCTTCTTACTGTTTCAATGGATTCGCGTACACCAATCAGAGTTACTCGCCAATTTAGATAAAAACAAAGATGCTGTGAAGTTCGAGGCTGAATTTATTGATAACGATAAAGTCGATGTCATGTTTGAATTAGAACTGACAGAACGTGTGATTATTCAACTGCAAGAGCATGGTGGCTACAACTTTTCTTATCCCGAAGAACCTCAGTACCAACCCGCTTCACCTGCAACCGAATGCGAATTGCTAGATGATCAAGGCAACCTCTTAGCAACGTGGACCAGTGTTGAAACTTTAAATATAGTCGCACTCGAAATGCCTTTAGCGAAGAAACCATAAGGGTCAAGCCATGCGTGATAACTTAGACGATTTGGTCAAATACCTAACGCCGATGCTGAATAAACTCAGCGATGCTGAAATGACGAAGCTGAATAAAAAGGTTGGAGCAGATTTAAGAAAAAGCCAACAGCAACGTATTGCGGCACAAGTTGGCCCAGATGGCTCAAGCTTTGCTCCGAGACGTTTACGCGAAGGCAAAAGAATTCGTCGTAAAATGTTCACCAAACTCCGATCGCAGCGTTATTTTAGAAATTTTTCAAATGCCGAGATGGTAAGCGTTGGTTTTCTGAGTAATGTCGTTTTTGTAGCTCGTATCCACCAAGATGGTTTACGTGCCCGTGTCAGTAAAAATGGGCCATCCATTACCTATCCCAAACGTGAATTGTTGGGGTTTGCTCCAACTGATATTCAAATGATTGAAGACTCAGTCATGAGGCATTTAAAGCCCTAAATCTTAGAGCAAAATGAAGTCTCTCTATTTGTAATATCCCCTCTTACAAATTGCCATTAATGCAAGCTTTGAACCCTTAACGCAAAGTAGGCACATGAGTGCTGAAATCCATCGCCGCTTAGAAAATTTGATCCGTTTAGGACGAATTAAAAGCGTTACCCCTGCTAAACCTTTTCATACCGTCACAGTCGACCTCGGCGATATCGTGACCGATGAATTACGTCTATTTAATTTACGCGCAGGTGCAGACCTAAGTCATGACTTACCTAGCATCAATGAGGAATGTGTCGTCTTCAGCCCAACTGGTGAGCTTGCCCTCGGCATTGTTTTGGTTGGTTTAAACAATGAATCTTTTCCGACTCCATCATTGAACCCAAATATTAAATTAAGAGTCTATGAGGATGGGGCCATGATCAGCTATGACACTGCTAATCATTCATTACAAGCCATCCTCCCCAATGGAGGAACGGCCATTCTTACTGCATCTGGAGGTATCACGATCAATGGCGATACCTCCATTAACGGTAATTTACAGGTCAATGGCAGTACTGCCATGACTGGAAATAATACAGTAGGTGGCAGCCAATTGATCCAAGGTAGCAGTCACTCTACTGGCAACTTCAGTACAGAATCTGATGTGAATGCCGGAAGCATTAGTCTTAAAAACCACAAGCATAGTGGGGTTCAATCTGGTGGATCAGATACAGGAGTGTCAAAAGCATGATGTCACGTGAAACTGGTCAAAGCCTCGAGGTCATTCCTCACATTAAACAATCCATTCAAGACATTTTATTTACGCCCATTGGCAGCCGAGTGATGCGTCGTGAATACGGTTCTATGATTTTTAAATTGCTCGATCAACCCTTTAATGATGCTGTCCGCCTTCAAGTGATGGCCGCAAGTGCTACAGCCATTTTGACTTGGGAAGACCGAATCAAACTGATCAATGCTCATTTTTCTAAGGCAGAAAATAGCCGTTTCCAATTGGATCTAGAAATGCAAATTGTTGGTTCTTCAGACATCAATAAATTATCAATTCCATTAACAATGGGCGCTTCAACATGACTCAATCGACTAATGCAATTGATCTATCTCAACTACCTGAACCAACAGTTGTAGAGCAAATAAACTACGAAACAATTTTAGATGCTGGACTACAAGAATATTATCGTCGTATGGATGCCCTTGGTATTTCTTATACACGACTTCGTGAATCTGATCCTGCTTACAAACTAGCAGAAGTCTTTGCATTTCGAGAAATGATTGTACGTCAGCATGTCAATGATTCGGCTAAAGCCGTATTACTTGCATATTCTTCAGGAATAGACCTTGAACATAAAGCTGCTGAAAAAAATCTAAAACGCCAATTAATTACTGCTGAAACCTCAACAACAAAAGCTATATACGAAACTGATGCATCACTCCGTAAGCGTGTGCAACTTGCACCTGAAGGCCAAACTACTGCTGGTAGTGAAGGTTCATACATTTTCCATGGCCTCAACGCCGATGTACGGGTTAAAGACATTTATCCTTATGCGCCATTAGATGAAAACCAAAACCCAATGGGTATTTGTAATATCTATGTGCTTTCTACTGAAGGCAATGGTACTGCATCAGAAGACCTTTTAAATGTTGTGAATACAGCTTTGAATGCTAAATCAGTTCGCCCTTTGACAGATCGTCCTATTATTTATTCGGCATCTATTATCAATTACATCATTGAAGCAGAAATTTATATTGATGAAGGTCCAGATGAAACTATCGTTTTGAACAGTTGCTATAAAGCCACAGAAGAATATATCCAAAAAGTCCATTCATTTAATGATGGCGTTTCATTGTCTGGGATTTACCAAGCACTCCACCAAGCAGGTGTCAGCCGTGTCAATTTGATTTCACCTGCAAGCAATATCGATACTTCAATCGGCCAAGTTGCGTATTGCACCAGCATTAATATTTCAAAGGTGGACACATGAGTAAATTACTGCCCCCAAACTCCACTAAATTTGAAATGAATTTTGAAAGTGCATTTTCACGTGTTTCAAATATTGAAGTAAATATACGCAGCTTTAATGATCCACTGAATGCACCAGTTGAAGTTTTGCCATGGTTAGCATGGGAACGTTCAGTTGATGTATGGAATAAAGATTGGACCGAAATTCAAAAGCGGCAAGTCATACAAACCTCCCTGAAGAACCATAGTATTAAAGGTACGATTGGATCGTTAGATGGCGCGCTTAATTCATTGGGGTTTCCAATTGTCGTACAAGAATGGTTCAACATGGTGCCACAAGGTAAGCCTTATACATTCAATATTTTTATTAAGACTAGTCAAAATAATATCAGTAAGTTTGATTTTAAAGAGTTAACGAAAGTTGTCCGTACTTATAAAAATTTACGTTCTCACCTTACTGGAATATCACTCGTTCTTGAAAGTACTTCGAGTATTTACACAGCAGCGGCCGTTATTACTGGCCAAGAAATTGAGTTCGCTCAGGCCGCAGGTGGATTGTATTTAGATGGTACTTGGTTACTCGACGGCAGTTATAGATTAAATGGAGTCAATTTAAGTGAGTGAAATAATCAGTAAATCAGAGTGGTCCCCAATTCGTTTACTTGAAAAAAATGAATTAGCTTTGGGCGGCATTAATGGCAACATGAATGAACAAGCAAAAGCACTAGGAAATCGAACTCTTTTTTTGAAAGATCAAATAACAGAGATAAGCAACTATTTAGGCCAAGATTCCACTCAAGAAGCTTTTCATATCATTGAAAGTACCATCCCTCGTTTTTCCGCCGACTGCTGGACAATTGATGGGCCACGAAGTATGTCCTTCTGCCTTGTGGGTGAGGCTGAAGATGCTTTTGATGTCTATTTTACTTCACGACGTCAAAACGATTTCGCTGCAGCTATTTTCTTTAGTGAAGATCAAGCGATGCACCCATATTTGGCCTATGAAACAAAAGGTGATTTTAGAAACTGTACTTTATCTTTTTCTATCGATACTTCAGGTGATGTGCCTGCAATTGATAATGAACATCTCGGGTTAGTCATGACGATTATTGTTAATGACGATAGCGAAACAGGCCAATCACCTTACTATTTACGATTAGCAAATCTTGCTGATCCAGTAACTTTAACAGCAACCCATGCCGATATCACGATTGATTGGAACACTGTAGTCAGTGGTTATGAGCAGAACATTCCATTTCCGAAAGAAGACATTCACCGTATCTTTATTGGATGTTTAACCCATGGATTTAATGCTGAGTTAAGTGATCCTTTGGAGCGACCACAACAAGGTGAATTGCATGTTAGCAAGATTCGATGTACTGGAAGCAATAGCACGTATAAGCGTAAATCTTTAAGTATTCCACAACATACTTTAGGCATGTGTACTGGCTATGACGATAGCTACAATGTGAACCCAGCTCGCTTGATAAAAAACTGCTATGACTTAGGTTATCGAGGTTTTATTAATCACTATTGTGGAATGTCTCATTTTTATGATTCCCGTTGGGATATAGAACAACAGCGGTTTATCGTCAGACGCGGTCCGGGTGACGACCAATTCGACTCTTACTTGAACCGAGAAGCAACAATTTGGCATACCCATTTTGCCCGTGCAGCACATAAACATTTCATGAAAATGATTTTTTCTATTTCATACGAGATTTATAGTGAAGCAGCAGAGCTTAGTTGGACGCAGCGGGATTGGGATAACAATTATGCATATACAGGTTATGAACCCCCTAGTTATTTGCTGAGTCCCTGTATTCCTGAAGCAATGAATTGGCTACAACAAGTCTTTATCGAGTTTGCAGGCATTTTAAATAATGAAGGTCATACTCCTTACATGCAAGTAGGTGAGCCGTGGTGGTGGATTAATCCCAATGATAAACCGTGTATTTATGACTATCCAACAAAGGTTAAATTTAATAACGAAACAGGTTTGTATGCACCAGAAATTGCCGATCGGATGAGTGATGTTTCAGGGGCGACAGAACAAGAATATTTGCTTTTCTTGCAAGAGGAGCTGGGCAACTCCGTGCGTCGCATACGCGCAGTAGTCAGGGATTATTATCCTAAGGCTCAGGTCTCCACACTTTTCTTTTTACCAAGCATCTTAGGTGAAGGTAGTGGCATTGCTTCAATCATGAATTATCCAATTGAACATTATCGTTATCCGAATTTGGATTTCATTCAAACTGAAACATACGATTGGTTGATCGTCGGAGAGTTTAATAAAGCGCTTCGGGGATTTACCTCAGCAATTGATGAATTGGGATATCCAGCGGACTTAGTACATTACTTAGCAGGATTTGTTCCTGATAATTTCTTAGGAAAGCTAGTAAACCCTGAATATGACTTAATCAATGATGGCCCTAAGGTTTGGCAAGCCATTATGGGTAGTGCCTATCTTGGTAAAGAGTACAACGTCGCAAAGCAATATATCTGGGCATATAACCAAATCATGCGAGATGGCTTAGTTGTACTGCCAGA